AGTTGGACATCAGTTCTTGTCAGACGGGCAAGGAGATTATGCGGCTCATACGTCTGACGGAACTAGAGCATTGCTTTTAAACCGCAAGACTTCCGACGGCACTATTGCAGACTTCCGCAAAGACGGCACATCCGTAGGTAGTATTGGTAGTAATGCTTCAGGAGGTTCTACGGTATTAGACTTAACTGCCTCAGCAATTATGAGAATGGTTGTTAACGGCAGCACAGAAGCCATGCGCTTGTTCGCTAATGGTAATTTGAGCATAGGCACAACCTCATCTATTGGCAAGCTAACAGTTTCTAATAATGGTGCTGAAGGAATAGAGTTCTTCCCTGCTAATATTACTGGCGGCAACACCACGCAGCATTACAATCGCAGCGGTTCAGCTTATTTAATCAATAACGTTATTGCGTCAGAGCACAGGTTTAACATAGGAACAAATGAAGCAGTTAGAATTGATACTAGCGGTAACTTAGGTATCGGTAATGATTCGCCAAAAGCTAAGCTTCAAGTAAAAGAGTTAGGTATTGATACTACAACAACCTCTACCGCTGCAACTACTCAGGTATCAATTGATTCTATGATTGCAGCAAACTTTAGAAGCGCACGATATACCATTCAAGTTACAAACAGTACAGATAATACTTATCATCTTACTGAAATATTGCTTATACACAATGGAACTACTCCATCAACCAGTGAATTTGGTACTATTTACACAGGAGCAGCAGTTGAAGCAGTTTTTACAGCAGATATAAATTCAGGAAATGTACGTATACTTGCAACACCGACCTCTACCGATGCGATGTCCTTTAAGGTAATTAGACATAGTATAACGGTGTAATCTACAAGGTTTTAAAAAATAAACCTTGACAAAATAGTCTAAATTTCTTATACTATGTTTAAATTAAAATTCAGCCCCTGCAAAGGGGCAAGCCACTTGAGGAGATGTGAATCATGGCAGACACCCATAATTTTAGAATAAAGAACGGCCTAGATGTAGGAGGCACTATAACATCCAGTGATGGCACTTCTGCAAATTGGAATACTGCTTATAACTGGGGAAGTCATGCTAGTGCTAACTACGCTACGCAGTCATATGTTGGAACACAAATTAGTAATCTTGCTAATTCTGCTCCTGCTACGTTAGACACCCTTAACGAGTTAGCAGCAGCGTTAGGCGATGACCCTAACTTTGCTACAACTGTTACAAATATTATCGCCACTAAACTGCCCCTTGCTGGCGGTACGCTGACTGGTAATCTACTTGCAAATCACGCAAGTGCCACGCCAATACAGATAACAAGGTCTTCTGGAACAAATATAAATATAAAATACTCAAGCGCTTCAGGCACTACGTATGTTGGTCAAGGAGCAAGTGCTGGTACGCTACGTGTAGGAACGAGCGCTGACTTAATAGGCACAGGTAACGAAGTCTGGCATTATGGAAACCTTCCTACCTCAAGTGTAGCTAACTGGAACACAGCTTACGGCTGGGGTAACCATGCTTCTGCTGGTTACTTGACAAATGCTGGATCTGCTTTGACTGCGTTTCCTGCAGGTACTGATGCTGCAAGCTCCGATTTAGTTCCATATTATGATGTATCAGCAGGTCGATGGGAAAAGGGAACTATTGCTAGTGTAGCATTACAAGGCCCTATCGGTTTGCAAGGTATCGTAGGCCCCCAAGGTATCGTAGGCCCCCAAGGTATCGTAGGCCCCCAAGGTATCGTAGGTCCTCAGGGAAATATTGGTGCTCAAGGTGCTCAAGGTGCTCAAGGCGCTGTAGGTGCTCAAGGTGCTCAAGGCGCTGTAGGTGCCCAAGGCGCTGTAGGTGCCCAAGGAGCTATTGGCTTACAAGGTTCTACAGGCGCTCAAGGGGCTATTGGCTTACAAGGTTCTACAGGCGCTCAAGGCGCTACTGGTTCTCAAGGCGCTACTGGTTCTCAAGGCGCTACAGGCGCTCAAGGGGCTATTGGCTTACAAGGTTCTACAGGAGCTCAAGGGTCTATCGGCTTACAAGGTTCTACAGGCGCTCAAGGGTCTATCGGCTTACAAGGGTCTATCGGCTTACAAGGCTCTACAGGCGCTCAAGGCGCTACTGGTTCTCAAGGCTCTACAGGCGCTCAAGGAGCTATTGGCTTACAAGGCTCTACAGGCGCTCAAGGCGTTACTGGTTCTCAAGGCTCTACAGGCGCTCAAGGAGTTATTGGTGCCCAAGGTGCTCAGGGTTCGCCAGATACAGCTGCTCAAATATTGACTAAAATTAAAACTGTTAACGGTTCCGGTTCTGGCTTAGATGCAGATTTACTTGATGGATACCAAAAAGCAGACCTGAATCCTGCGCACTCGCATTATCGTTGGACTAATATTTCAGCTTTCGGAGTGCAGGCAAGACGTTTTGTAATTATGAGATTGTATGCGAGCCCAGGTCATTGGGATAGCAGTTGGCAAGATATTCATCTTAAAGTTTGGTCAGAAACCTATGAAGCTACAAACTTAAAATATGAAATATGTGGCGACTATAATGGTGGAAACCAGAACACGATGTTCCAGCTTCGCCTTAAAGATGCCGGAGGCTCTTCAGAGCATAGTAGATTTAGACTTGTACTTGGAACGCCTGTAGATGCTGGATGGGACAACTCTGGTCAAAATACTTATTATGTAGACGTCTACGCTGAAGCTTCTTATTACATGAACTTTACTGTAGCCGCAGACTTTTATAGCGCTGGCTTTAATGTAAATACTCTTCCAACAAGTGGTGGAGCAACTTCAGTAGTTTATTCAAGTCCTGTTGTTTCTAATATTACGACTTTCGCCGAAGCAAAAGAACACTCATACTTTGCAAACCACAAAATTTGGAATGACGGTAATCATGGTTCGGCTTCCGGATTAGACGCTGATCTTCTCGATGGGCAACATGGCTCTTACTATCGAGCATATGCAAATTTAACCGGCACTCCAACAATACCTTCTTTAAGCGGCTACGCCACTGAGACGTATGTTGGCACAGCGATAAGCAACCTTGTTGACTCCTCCCCTGCTGCGCTAGACACACTGAATGAGCTTGCTGCTGCGTTAGGCGATGACCCGAACTTTGCTACTACGGTTAACTCAAACATAGCGAGCAAGCTGCCCCTGTCTGGCGGTAATTTGACCGGTGATTTGACAGGTACAACTGCGGCTTTTGACAGCATCTACTTAAACTCAAACGATAGAATCTATGGCGGCACTTCATATCGTGCTATGGAGGCAAGCCCGACAGGTACACAGTTACAGCTTGGTGAGGGTTACGGTCTCATCAATATGTTCAAAACACAGAATGCTGTTAGTGAGCTAAAGCTGTGGAACAACAGGCAGGATTTATCAAACATTGGGGTATCTAAAGTTTCAGGATATAACGGTGTTGAAGTCGCAAACATGACATTCTATCGTGGTAGTGGCGGAGCGTCTGGCTATATTAGATTCCAAACTAAGCCCACAAACGCGGATGCGCTTGCTGACCAATTCCAGATTGGAGATAGCAGTACTGTTGGGTATGGCGTAAATGTCCCGATTGGTGGATACCGAATTAACGGCACCACAGTAATAGACTCTAGCCGTAACCTGACTAACATCGGCACTATTACAGCGAGCGGTAACGCGCAGGTAGGCGGGGCGTTAAAAATTACAGAGTCAGGGACAGCCCAAGTATTAATGATGGGCAACCAAGACTCTGGCGGCACTAACAAGCCTGCAATGATTATGGGGGTGAATGGATACCTTCGGTTTGGTCATGGTAGTTCATGGTCTGGTGAAGGCGGCACCTTTACAGAAAAGCTACGAGTTGATAATGACACTGACGTTATATCTGGTAACTTTCAGATAGGCTCCACCACAGTAATAGACTCTAGCCGTAACCTGACTAACATCGGCACTGTCTCTGCTGCGGGTCGCATAACGCTAAACACCAATAGAACATTTACTGGTTTAGAGGCGACAAGCGGTGCTAACGGACGGTCGCAGGTAGTACTGTCTTCGTACTATAGCGATGTAGTTATCGCGTCTCAGCAGACAAATGCTAACCACGGAAGTACGATTTCATTTACTACTTCAAACCCAGCCAACTCAGCGGATTATAGAAAGTTTGTAATTAATCAAGGCAACTGGGGTGGTTCGCACCTACTTCGTTTTGGCTGGAGAGATGGAAATTTTTCAAATCCCCATGATTCTGTAGGGGGTGGTTTCGGCGGGTCATACGACTCTTTAGGAATAAACGGACAGACGAAAGTTGTATACGCTTTCGGGGAAATGCATGCGCCTATCTTTAAGGATTACAACAACACTGCTTACTATGTAGACCCTTCTGGTACCTCTATCGTAAATAGAATGGACTTCGGTACATCAGAGCAGGGCTGGCGTAACGCTGGCGCTAATGCCATGACTGGGCATAGCGTAAAGTCTATTTCGTTTGCTTATGAGACAGCTGGCTGGGATAACCCACAAAATCAAGGCATTACGTCTACAAATTCCGCAGGCGCGTATGCCGATAGTATGTCTATCAATAGTTATAATGACGTTACTATAAGGCTTGACAGCAACAGTAATAATGCTACTTCCTTTTTTAGAATTTATGATAACACTACAAGTAACACTACTAACGAGCTGTTTTATTTAGATAGTAATGCAGCTTGTATTGTTACCGGCTCATTCCGCGCCCCAATATTCTACGACTCCAATGATACTGGTTACTATGTAGACCCTTCTGCCGCGTCTAATTTAGGTGGTGGGATTACCATTAAAAGCAGCCATTCTAGCGACAACATTGTCCTAAATTACGACTATAACGGCAATGACATCTACAAAAGCAACATGGTTATGTTTTTGTCCGAACCCGGAGTTACACATGACGGCGGCGGCATCGGCGTAAACATTGCGACTAACTCGCCATACTATGGAAGAGCCGTAAATCACGGCTACGGGGTGTACGCTAGGTTCGTTAAAACTGGCGGTATTTTCGAGGTGTGGGCTACTACCGCCGACAATGGAACCGTTAACGGTAGAGGAGATAGAAACTTTTGGGTTACGCCCGATGGCAGATCACACGCCAGAGTTTCTTCAGACGCACCACTTTTCCGTGATTCTAATAACACTGTTTATTATGTAGACCCTGCTGGTGTATCTAACTTCGGAGGAGATGTTGTGTTAAGTGGTGGGCATGATATCCACCTAGTTAAGCAGCACGCCAATAATGCCGTTGATATGGTTTATGGTCAGCTAACGTTTGGGGATACCACAACTGGGCAATATATAAATCACGCAAGGATAGAAAGTGGCGGAGGTTACGCTAATCAGGCTGACTTGAGGTTTCACACCTCCTCTAATAATAGCTCGCCAGAGCGTATGAGGATAACAAATGTTGGCGATGTCAACATAAACACCGGAGCTTTGCAGCTTGGCGGCACCACAGTAATAGACTCAAGCCGTCAAATATTTGCCAAGACAGGAACTCAAGTAGGTGAAGATGGAACATACGGGGGCTACGGGGTTATTGGCTTTGGCGGCATAACCAATGGTTACAACCGAGTGTTTGGTAGAGATGACAACGGTGACGGGTTATTTCTTGCCGCTGCAACAGGTAGAGGCGTTTATATTAGGACTAATGGCTCTAGCTCAGATACGTTCGGCTTTACCGCCGCAGGAGCTTTTCAAGTTGGCAGCACCACAGTAATAGACTCAAGCCGCAACCTCGCTAATATTGGCACTATCTCTAATCCATCTATCTGGATAAATAACGGCGCAAGCACAGGAAGCTGGAACGAGAACATTCGACTTTATGATACGTCACAAGGCGTATCAACGATTGCGTTTGGTGCTGCTGCTGGGTCTACATCTGGTGCGCCTAGACATAGTTTTGTGAGCTATCCAGACAGGCTTGCAAACTTCCACGGAGGAACGGAGCAGGAATCAAAGTATAGCGGATACTCTCTGCATACTGGCTCCTATCGCGCCCCGATCTTTTATGATTCAGATAATACTAATTTCTATGTAAATCCTCATGGGTCATCTATTCTTGACAATAATGGCTCTGCAAGTCCAACTCTAACCGTTACAAAAACAGAGGGCGGCAATGCCGTTGGAAGTCTGTTCCAAAACGCGCATGGCAATAATTCTTGGGGCATTGTTTCGGAGTTTAGAGTTGCTAATGCTGTTGGAACTGATCGCCCCTCAATCCTGTTTTCTTCTGCATTTAATAGCAATACATGGAGTGTTGGATACGGCTTAACAGATGACAACTTCCGAATCAAGATGGATCACGGGCATAGAAACAGTGGCTGGGGAACAACCGCTCTATTGATTGATAGGTCGAGTAACGTCACTGCAACAGGCTCCTATCGCGCCCCCATCTTCTACGACTCCAGCGACACTGACTATTATGTAGACCCTGCTAGCGACAGTAATTTGCTACGGGTCAGCGCGGTAGGTATTGGTATTAATAATACTTCATCCAGTACGAAAAGAGGCATATCGCTATACGGCGGTGGCGGTGGCACGGCATCAGTAGACCCTACGTTTGGAATTATGTTTACTGGCACTGCGGGATCTGGAACGCATAACGTCGTCACGGGTAATTGGGCTACCTACTTTACTATGGACACGCAGGCTAACCGAGGTTGGATATTTAGAGCGGGAACGGGCAACGTCGCGTCTGTCAGCAACACGGGTCACGCTACTTTCGACAAGGTAACAGTAGTAGATAAGATGGTAGTGGGAAGTACTGGCTTCCGAAGCGATACTGATGACGCTAACAGACCTCAGTTCCAGCTCAGGGGCGGGCAATACCCGTCGATGGTAATCGACTCCACTATGACTGGTGGTAACGGTAACCCTAACCACGGTCCTACTTTGAGTTTTGTGAGTGAGACTGATTCAGGGTTCAGGCGTTTCGGAATTGGTACAGGTAACAATAATGCGTCAACCCTCGACTTTGGTTGGTACGATAATCAGGCGAACCCGCATTACGGCGTAGGAACGCTAGGCGCTGTTTTACAAGTGCATAAGAGTAACTACACGCAATCAATTGGGTCTTTCCGCGCTCCGGTCTTCTACGACTCCGATAACACTGGTTTTTACTCAGACCCCAGCACTACCTCAAGGCTTAATGTTGTAAACGCCAACGCTTTCGGTCAGGAGCAAAACAGCACTGTTAAGATATTCGCTCCCAACGGCGCGGCAAGAAACGGCAATGGCACAGAAGTTGGCGCGATTAAGGTGACCTTGCCTCAGTCTTGGACAAACACGATGATGTCGATGGTCATCAAAGTATATGATTACGCGAATAACGAGTCGTTTGATGTCCATTGTGGGGGGTATAACTACTCCGGCGCGACTTGGATAAACACCTTTGCTTATATTCTTGGCTCACCTCGCATCCACCGTAACTTTAACATTCGTTTTGGGCATGACGGCACAAAATGCTGTATCTATATAGGTGAGCCGAGCGACTCTTGGAGTTATTTGAAAGTAGCAGTGACGGAGTTTTTTGCGGGTCACAGTGCTTCAACTGTAGCCAACTGGGATGATGGCTGGGATGTTAATCTCGTAACCAGTTTTCTTGCCGTATCATCAACTCAGTCTAATGTTCAAATTGGTCGCACTAGTTCAATCTTCTACGACGCAGATAACACTGCTTATTATTTAGACCCTAACTCCACAGGAACAAGTGTTAATGTTGCGGGGTCAATTATAGCTGGTGGTAATATCACAGCATATTCTGATCGCAGAGTTAAAGAAAACATTGAGCCGATAACCAACGCCTTGAACAAAGTTCAACAGCTTAATGGTGTAACTTTTAACCGCATAGATTTAAGCGATAAAACTAAACGATACGCTGGTTTAATAGCACAAGACATTGAAAAAGTACTGCCAGAAGCAGTTGATGACGATGTGATTAAGCGAGTTGATTACAACGCAACAATTGGTTTGTTAGTAGAAGCAATCAAAGAATTAAAAACCGAGGTTGATAACCTTAAAACACAACTAGCTCAGAAGGAGCATTAAAATGGCAATAACGTACACTTGGGAAATCACTTCCCTTAAAACTAAAAACGAAACCCTTGGCGATGGCGTTGTATTACCCAATGCAGTGTGCCAGACCTACTGGAAAAAGATCGGCACAGACGAGAACGGAAACGAGGGAACATTCTCTGGCGCTACTCCATTCTCTGCTGCTAACTTGACTGAGGAAAATTTCAAGCAGTTTGATACGCTGACCGAAGAAATCGTACTTGGTTGGATTCAGGCTCTTGTCATTGAAGGATACGAAGAACATGTGAATGGTCAAATCCAAAAGCAGATTGACGAGAAGGTAACTCCGATTGTTGAATCGGCTATGCCTTGGGCGCCTGTGGTCGAAGAGGGAGCTCCTGAGTAATGGCTATATCCTCATCAGGATCACTTGCTTTTGCTGCGTTTAATGCCGAGTTCGGGCTAGGGTATAACCTTAGCTCGTACTACGGCTGTGACCCATACTTGCCAGTGCCGAGATCTGGGACTATAGCGTTTAGTAACTTTTATTCTTCTGACAATAGAACAGCCGAACTTACATGTAATCAATCTTCAGATGGTTACAGCTCGGGGTTCGGTCGAGCTGGTTGGGCAGAAGCGAAAGGCTCAGGGTTCCTAACAGGGAGTGAAACAGCCGAGAACAGAAACGCTTTTGGGTCTACTAGTAAAACATTGTACATGTCTACAGGGCAAAGAATAGTAGGGCTATATGCAGCAGATCAAACCTACTCTAGCGCCATTGTGCGGTATATCGCCTTAACCAAGAAGGGCTCCGGCAACACATCTACAACCGGAGGGTTCACAACCTTAAAAATCAGGGCTAACAATAAATACTGGAGGTATGGCGACCCAACTCCCGCTGGGCAAAGTGCAGCGACTAACTATGAAATGACTTTTAGCAGGTCAAGCGCAACTTACGGGATTATCGGGAACACGTATGACAGCGGAGGTACAGCTACTTACGCATTCCGGTGGACTACATCTTCTAGCAGCGGCGCAGACGAAGCCAGTAAGGCGTACCTTGCACTGCGTGGAGCGTCTAACAACGGCTACATCTCTTTTAAGATAATCTACTAAACGATAGGAAAAAATATGTATACAAACTACGAAATACTACACATTGATACAACTGAAGAAATGGTTGTTATTAAGTTTATGGAGGAAGGGCGTACTGATTACGTTACTCGTAGATACTACAAGGACGAAATAAACGATGAAATTATAACCGCCCTTGTTGAGCATGCACAGACTGAGGCGTACGCGTTTTATAACAGGGATGTTGAATCCGTAGCCTTCACCCCATTAAGCTGGACTGGGAGTTTACGAAATCTTGTTATGGGCGATATACCTGTCTACAACCCATCTTTTGAAAAGCTAGAAGAATCTTGGGTTGAAACCGAAGAGTCGAGAACTAGAGTCTTAACTGTGGTTGAGCTAGATGAGGCTGAGAAGGTTGTGCAGATTTTACTCAAAAGAGAAGAGCTTCTTAACGCCACAGATGTAAATGCGCTTAGTGATAGAACTATGCCAGGTGCTTTAATAGAGTACAGGCAAGCACTACGTGATATAACTGATCAAGAAGGCTACCCAAACAGTGTTGTTTGGCCAATAGCACCTTTAGGGTGATTGATATGGCAAAATTAAAATATTACGTGCTTTGTTGTAGAAACATGCATGGCACTAAAAGGCACTTAGATTACATACCAAAAGAAGACTTGGTTATTGTCTTGAACTCTTGGGTAGACGCTGAGGGTAATGACGGCGATAAAAACGCTCAATATCTAATGGACGCTGAGGCTTGGTGTATCTCTAAAGGAGTTGAGTATTACGTTACTGAAAGTGATGGTACGCCGTCAACGGGAAAGAACTCAGTAATGAAACTTTTTCGTGAGTCAGATAACGACTATATGGTACTGGTAGATGGCGACGATTTTATTACCCCCCATGGTATATGGCTATATGATAAAATTGCACAAAGTAATTCACCACCGGATGCGATTGCTTTAGAATATCAGATGGGTATTAATGCTGACACTTTCTATCAAAATGCTCCAAATGAAACAAACCCTAAATATATTCCCGGATATGCTTATAGATCATTTATGCACTCTTATGAATGGTGGCAAGCTACATTAGCAGGGGAGTACATTCCGGTTTTTGATGAATACTCAAAAAGACTAAATGAAGCTCATACTAAATTATATTCATTTGCTTATAAGTACATTAATAACTGGGAGCATCATTTAAGGTTAACATTTTATTCGAAAAAAGCAGCTGCTATAGAGTTTGCGTTCGATCCAAATTTAATAGTAGGTGAAGATACTATGCAGTATAATAATTTAAAGTATGCTTGGAGTCAAGGTACTATTGATTTAAGACATCTGCATGAAATTTATCCTACTTATGTTTATGATCAACGACTAGATGGCATAGTATGCTACGCTAACAGAAGAGATAAAGACTGGGGCACTATCGACTGGATGGAAGCACTTAATGAAGAATATGCTAGAATTGTTTCTGAAAGTAAGGCCATTATAGAAAAACCTTTATATATAGACCTATTAGAATTCCCTTCTGACTACATACCCGATACTGATGGTTTAGTCAATTATCCGCATAAAGCAGTAAAGTACTAGAAATACTTAATTGGTAATTTAATATTGATTTAAATTACCGCCTTATAAAGAAGAAGGCAATGATGATATTATTGTCTTTTTTTAATATAATAACTTAAAACTAAAGACTTAGAAAGTCATAAACTAATAATTTAATTAACTGGAGAATTAACATGGGCGAGAAAAAAACCAACCCTATCGTAATCAATGACGTAGAATATATTTTTGAAGACATGACTCAAAAACAGCAAGCCATGGTAAGTCATTGCTCTGATTTGGATCGTAAGATACAATCAACTCAATTTAACCTTGATCAACTATCAGTTGGCAAAGAAGCATTCATTAGTATGTTAGTTGCTGATCTTGAGAAAGAAGAAGAAATTGTAGAATGAAACTAGTATTTGCATTGATAGTGCTAGTAAATGGTACTATCGATGCAGATGCCACTAGTTACTGGAAAGATTTAAATCGATGCAGATGGTTTGCTGAAGAGTTGACTATTCAAGGTACTAAACGTAGATATTACACTCCGGTTCATGCTTATTGCGTACCCAAGTACGTAGACCCCACTAAGGTAAAAGTGTATAACTAGAGGTATATAACTAATGTTAGCAGAAATTGCTGCGGCTAATGCTGCATTTCAAGTTATTAAATCAGCTCTTAGTAACGGCAAAGAACTTTACGATTGTTCTGCTGCAGCTCAATCTTATTTTAATAACAAAAGCTCAATATCTAAAAGAGTATCATCTAAGGGCAAAAGTGATCTGGAAGCTTTTATGGCACTTGAGAAAATTAAAGCTCAAGAAGAATGGCTTAAAGACTATATGATATACGCCGGTCGTCCGGATATGTGGGGCGATTGGCTGTCTTATCAAGCTCAGTGTAAACAAGATAGATTAAAAGCAGAAAGAATAGCTATATTAAAAAGAAGAAATATGATTAAAATGATTATGAATTTTACTATAGCCATAGCAGCAGCTTTGGTTATTATTCCTGTTTTTATATATGTATTAATACTTTTGCTTTAAAAATAATATAAAGGAAAATGATGAATAAATTAGATTTAGTTACTAAAATAATTGTAGCAGAAGAAGGATATTCTAGCGGTGTTTACTATTGTACTTTGAAGTACCCTACTGTAGGAGTAGGATTGAAAATAGGATACAAAGATCAATCACTTGAAGACTTTAAAGGCTTTCCTAAAATGCCTAGAGATGTAGCAGAGTTATGGTCAAAGCATCATTCTATTGAAGTTGAAGAAAGCTTTAAAAACTTTCCTCGTATTTTGTCTGCATATGAAAATTGTAATGATGTTCAAAAGGCAGTATTGATTTCAATGGGCTATCAGATAGGCGTTAGCGGTCTTAACAATTTTAAAAGAATGTTAGGATATTGTACTGATGGAAATTTTGAAAAAGCAGGAGAAGAAATGTTAGATTCTCTTCTTGCTCAACAAACCCCTAACCGAACTAATCGTCAATCAAGGATGCTTCAAACGGGCACTTTGTTGTCTTATTATGGAGATTAATTATGAATCTTTTTACTAGTTTACTTGGGCCTGTTGTCGGCTTAGCTAAGACCTATATGAACAACAAGGCAGAAGAAAAACAAGCTACACACGAGCGTAAACTGTCTGGCATAAAGAATGATGCTGACTGGGAATCCAAGATGGCTGATGCATCTAAGGATTCTTGGAAAGACGAATTTTGGACTGTTATTTTAGCTATACCAATATTTATGGTAGGCTATGCTATTGCTGTTAATGATGTAACCGTCATTGCCCGTGTAGCTACTGGTTTTGCTGCATTAGAAACCTTACCCGAATGGTATCAGTACTTATTATTTATTGCTATATCATCTAGCTTTGGTATTCGTGGAGCTGGTAAATTAATGAACATGCGAAAATAAATTTAACCCTTTCAGAGAAATCTGGAGGGGTTTTTTTATCGAAAAAGAGTTAAAAATGATCAAAAAATAGCCCAAAAAGTGAGAAAAATGATGTATCTAATATGGAAGAATTAAAAGTCATACTAATCAAATCTATCTGTTAAAGGAGAAACAAAATGTATATTTATTATCGCGCTATGAGTAAATTAGAAGCTGACAATTTAATTGCCACTGATAAAGTTAATACTAACCTTCGTGTTTCTTACTGGGCAGACAGCTTAGAGGTTGCAAAGGGTTATCAGTTAGACGGTCGTGTTGTTGTTAAACTTGTTTTAGACCGTGACCTTAATACTTATCGTGGCGTAGCTTTAGGCGAGACTACTGAGCTTAATCACATTGAGTATGTTGTCCCTACGTCTCAAATGAATCTTGAGTTAGGCAACATGATTGAAGAAGTTACAATTGTAGCATAAGTCGAAACGCTCTTTTGGGCGTCCACATGAACTAATCTACATGTGCTGATGAGACAGATTCTTAAACTAAATATGGTATATTAAAATGACAAATTTTGTTTCTAACTTAAAAACTTTCTTTAAAATTATTGCAATAGCAACATTAATTGCTTTGTCTGTATTCTTTTTAGAAGGGTTAGCGCTCTGGTTAGCACTAGATGGCGAATTTAATAATGCAGGTACTTTTATAGCAGGCGCAATGTCTTCTGTAATCCCCGCTGTAGTCTGGGCTAAATCATATAAAGCGTTAAGTAAGCAGGTTGACTTTAGAGCGCTTGAAAGAGGTTTTTTAATCATATCTGTATCACTTCTTATTGTTGGTAGTATTATTGTTTATTTATTAAACTAAAGGAAAATATTATGACTTCTTTTACGATGTTAACTATTGTTGTTTTTATTGCTGGTGTTTTTGTTGTAAATTTTATAGGTCTTCTTTTAACTACAGTTGCTGCTAAAATAGCAGATTGGATTGGTGTAAAATGAATATAAGTGACAAAGGTATTGAAGTAATCGGAATGTCTATCCTTGGTGTAGGCGCTCTTTCATTTGTTTTAACTGTATTACATCTTATAGAACTTTTAGGTAAACATGCCCAAGGATTATCATTATGAAAAACTGGTGGAAAGACTTTAAAATTAAAAGTGCAATGAACTCAAGAACAGCTAGTATCCGTAAATTAACGAGACAAATTGAGTTGCTTGAGCAAGATAGTGAAGACAACCAACGTATGATTAAGTCTTTAAAATCAAGGATGTTTCTTATTGATGGCAACCAACTAGACTTGTTTGATAAATAGGAAAGCCAAATGAACTTATTTGTTTTAAATAAATCTCCTACAAAGTCAGCTATACTAATGTGTGACAAGCATGTAGTCAAAATGATACTTGAAGTTGCACAAATGCTTAGTACAGCCCACCGGGAGCTTACTTCTAAAATAGTTACAGATGATTGCTTGCTGTATAAAAAGACTCACCTTAACCACCCTTCTACAATTTGGGTTCGAACTAGTGGGGCCAATTATGTATGGAGCTATATGCACTTTGTTGCCTTATGTGATGAGTATACTAAGCGCTACGGTAAAGTGCATCTCAGTGAAACTAAGTTAAAAGAGACGTTAGCGTATATACCTTGTAGTTTGCAAACATCTATTAATATTAAAAATTTAACTATCCCTCCATTATGTATGCCGGAAGAGTATTATATTAAAGGCAGGCAGCAACCTAAGTCTTGGAATGAGTGTGTATTATCTTATCAAGCGTATTACAAAGGCGCTAAGGCTTACATGGCAACTTACAAATTTACTTCTACTCCAAACTTTTTAAAATAAAGGAAACTAATATGAAAACTTATCACTTTGCAGAATTAACTTATCGAGATATTAACTTTGATGTAGCTCATAAAGTAGTAGCCACCCAGGGTTTTAAAGAAGCAATTAAGCTGTTTAATGTAATAATCGAAGATAGAGTTAAATACCGAGCCAGTGAGTGTGGCGAAAGTCGAGTGGGTGTTCAAGTTAAAGCTTGTCAAAAATGGTTTAAAGAAGATTTAATTAAGGAATATAATTAATGGAAAAACCAGCAAGTTCTCCTTGTATCAAAGCTTGTAAAATTTATAAAGACACTTGCACAGGTTGTAAAAGAAACTTAGAAGACATTAAAATGTGGTCTAAGTATAGTGAAGAAAAGCGTAAAACTATTATGAATAATATTAAAGGAAAGAAATAATGGATATCCAATCTTTATCCCTAAGGCAAAAAGCTAACTTTACATTCACTCCAGAACAATGGTCTTCCTTAACAAAAGAACAGAAATCAATGATTTTTAATGCTAGAAAAATAGTCAAGAAAGGCGGACGCGCCTGTAAATAACGTCCTACGCCCAGCGCGTCTAGCCCCCTGTCCTTTACAGGTTCTACATAAGTCATTGATAACCTTAGGGTTATTAGCGTCTCGTGTAGGACTTGTAGAGGGCAGGGGGCAGATGTTTTTTTTTTTGTTAAATTAATTAGGAGTAAAGAATGCCGAAAGAACGCCTAAGACATAGCATGGCAGTACGCCTGTTAGACACGAAGGACGGGAGAAATACCAACAAATGGTTTCCAAAACATCTTGAAGATAAAGGGATGGACTGGGATGAAACCATAGATAAAATTGTTGAAATGACTCTTGGTTCAGTGCTAATGGCGTTAAGAAGTAGATCAATGTTAACAGAAACAGCAATAGGACTTGGTAGTAAAGTTCGAAGAAATATAGGTGTAGATGAAGATCCTTTAAATGAAACTAAAATTGCCTTGTACTTTGGTTTAAAAATAATGGAAGCTTATTGCAATAAGGACAAACCTTCTGTTAACTTTAAACTATTAAGTGTAGAAAAAATGCACCAAAGAGGAAAAAGTACTAGTAGAACTGAACACTCTACTTATCATCTTAATTTATTAAATGAGCCGTTATTTGATGAGCTATGGGCTACTTTGGATGTAGCTGCTTTAGAAGAAAGTCCTCGATCTACTCCGTCTCCTGATTGGGAAACTGGTTATCATGTAGATGGTCATACACTAATTCGTAGAGGTAATGCGGAAGCTCTAAAGCAAGTTAATAAGGACAATTGCCCGATAGTACTTACTGCTCTAAATAAATTACAAAACACAGGTTATGTTATAAACCATGAAGTATTTTCTGTTTATAAAACTCTTTTAAAACAACAAGATAGAGAAACTGTATTCTCTCGTGATTTTATTATAGACAAAGATTCTCCTTTTAAACATCAAAAAGAAGAAAGAAAACCAAGCAGAGAAGGTATGTTCTTAGAGGCTGATGCTATTCTTGCAATTGCAGAAGGCTTTCTAAATAAAACCTTTTATCACAGATACAATTGTGACTTTAGAGGCCGTATATACCCCGGTTCTTCTTACTTGCATGAGCAGTCTTCTGATAACGCTAAAGGCTTAATTCTGTATGACCATAAAAAACCATTAGGGGAAGAAGGTGCCTATTGGCTTAGTGTGCATACAGCTAATTGCTGGGGTGAAGACAAGTTAACATTAGATGATAGGGCTCAGTGGGTTCAAGATAACATGGATGACATATGTGCTTACGCTAGCGACCCTTATAATAATAATGGATGGACTAAAGCGGATAAGTCATGGTCATTCTTAGCTTGTTGTTTTGAATGGTACAAAATAAATCTTCGGCTTAATTACGGAGGTAATATAGAGGAGTACGAAAGTTCTTTACCTTTGTTTATTGATGGCTCTAACAACGGTGTACAGCATTTAACCGCTTTAAGTTTAGATGATACTGTTGCTCATCTCGTTAACCTTGTGCCTACTAAAGTTCCCGGAGATGTTTACATGTTTGTTGCGGAAAAAACTTGGGAAGCACTAGCAAAAGCGTATGAACAAATTTCACCTGAATTAAAAGCTAATGCTGATAGGTTTATTAAAGAAGTAACAACTATTAAACTTAAGATGGAAAAAACTGTAACTAAAGAAGACAAAAACGCTGTATTTGCAGAACTTGATCAGTGGCGTAAAGATAATCGTGAAGAAACTAAAGGAATGTTTGTTCCATTTTGGATGCGATTAGCAAATGACAAAAAGCTCCAAAGAAAGACCGTAAAAAGACCTGTTATGACTTTAGGTTACGGTGTTACTAAAATGGGTGTAAGAGAGCAGGTATTTGATGATACTCGCACTTTATCTGAAGAGCTTAAATTTAAAGAGAAAGGATGGGTCAACCCCTTTGGCGACTTGCTAATGGATACCACACTTTCTAACATGAAAGGACCAGCAGCAATGCTTGACTTGTTTAGGACACTAGCTGAAAGAGCTAATGATGAAGGTGTATTCTTAAAGTGGAATGTACCTATAACTGGATTTCCGGTAGTCCAAGCTTATGAGGCTACTAAAGAAGTTCAGCTTGAAGTTAGTTTTTGCGGTGAAGGTACAAGCAGAGCTAAATATAAAGGTAGAGGAGAATCTAGATCGCTGTATAATCCTCCTAAAACTTTAAGGCTTACAATACGTCCGTATGAAAGAAGAAAGCTAGAAAAGCGAGCGCAAAAAACAGGTGCAGCTCCTAACTTAGTTCATTCTTTTGATGCGGCTCATTTAACATCTACTATAGTAGCTTGTGACTTCCCTGTTACAGTAATTCACGACAGCTTCGGTTGTCATATAGGAGATATGGGAAACATGTTTAAGATTGTTAGAGAAACTTTTGTAGGCTTTTATAGTAGTAAACCGCTTGAACAAGTTTTAACTCAAGTAAATGCTTTAGAGCTTTTACCAGCAAAAGGTAACTTAGATCTTAATGCAATAATGGAATCTGATTTCGCATTTTGTTAAGATACCGCCTTATAAAGAAGAAACACTATCCATAACATTAATGCCCATAAGGGGTGTTATTATTATGTATATTTAAAAACTAAAACACTTACATAAAACTAGGTAATGAATATCTCATTATCAAACTTAAAATACTTAAAGGAAATACCCTATGTCAATCGTAATCCGTAATGCAGAACTTTTTTGGGCTAAACTTGATCCTGCTTCTCCAGTAAACCCTTTTAACGCTCCTCAGCCTCACTGGGAAGTCCAAATCCGAACTCGTTCAAAAGACGAAGCAAAGACTTGGAAAGATCACTCTTTAAACGTAACACCAAAAGAAGATGATGATGGCTTGTTTTATCAAGTAAATCTTAAAGCTAAAGCAGCAATGCGTGACGGTACACTCCGTAAGCCTCCTACTGTTGTAGATGGCCAATTAATGCCTCTTGATGGTACTATCATTGGTAATGGTTCTATTGGTAATGTTCAAATCGATCAATATGAATTTACAATGAATGGTAAAACCGGTACTGGCTCAAGCATTAAAGGTATCCAAGTGACACGCCTTGTAGAGTACAAGTCTAAAGCTGGATTAAGCTTTGAAGATGAAGGTGCAACTCAAGTTGTTGTGCCTGTCGATACTGACTCTGACGACGATCAATGGTAAAAACCTTTCAACCCCTGCAGATTAACTTCTGTGGGGGTTTTTAATCAAAACAAGGAATACTAATGTCTAAAGAAAAAGATAAAAGCATCAAAGAACTATTTAATACTTACGAAGCTACAACTATTAGTCATATACCAATAGATGTTGCTATGTTACAAATGACCCTTCTTGATGTTCTTGAAGAAGATGAAATCATAGCAGATTGGCGTTTAATTACTGAAGATGGTAGCAATATTATAGAAGATGACGAACTTGTTAGCTTAGTTGTATTTGGATGGGGCGAACCTCAGGAGATAGAAAATGATTAGTGAACTTGACAATTATGAAGGTGCAGCAAGATTTCAATTTTATGTAGATAATGGAATTGCTTTTAATTTGTATGTTTGGGAAATTGACCCAGATCATGCAGATGAGTATTCAAGCGTTTGCATAGCTGTAGGTCGTGAAGATTTATTAGAACCCGAGGATTAATATGAAGATGAATTATGTGTACTTAGCAGGTTCAATGGAAGATGTATCAGTAAATGAAATGAAAGACTGGAGAACAAAAGCTACTCTTTTTCTTGAATACCAAGAAATTTACACACTAGACCCTACACGGCGTGTATCTTTTCATAAACAAGTAAATGAGTTTTTAGAAGATGAAATCAGATCTATGAATATTTCTAAGCGTATTTTTAAACAAGATCTACAAGATATCGCTCAATCGACAGTTGTATTAGCAGATGTAAGACGTTCTTCAGGTAGAGGTACTGGAACAAGTATGGAACTTATGTATGCTCATATGAAAAACAAGATTATTATAATGATTGCAGATAAAGATGACAAGCCTCACCCTTTTCTCGACTCTATTTACACTGAAAAATTTTATAATATCGATGACGCGCTTGAAGCTGTTTCCTCCTACTATAATTAAAGGTTACTAAAATGCCATATATTAAATCTGAAGATCGTACTAATTTTAAATACTTAGTAAAAGAAATAAAAACGTCACCCCCAGAAACAGCAGGCGAGCTGCAATACTTGATTGCTGTATTAATTAAAGAAATGTTTGCTAATTCAGATATGCGTTATCAAAACTGCAATGATATCCTAGGCGCACTCAATGGAGCAAACCTAGAGTTTTATCGCAGATATGTAGCACCTTATGAAGACCAATGTATATTCGATAATGGAGATGTATAAAATGATTAATGTGGATTTGGCTAGTTTAAAAAACATAACTAAAGTTTCTGCTAAAGAACTTGTTGAAAACCTTAGTGTTACTTTTGAAGACTATGAAATACTAGCGATAGCTGCTAATATAGCTGGCTTGCCATTATTAGGTTTTTATGAGGTGCATCAAAGAGAGACCCTCCATCGTTACGAAACAGTAGACTTTGAGGATGCTCAAGCTGCAGGTGCTGCGCCTCGTCTCATATCCCATCTAATAACAAAGGAATATAATATGAAAATAAGTGTAAAAGATAGTGCGTTTGGTATAGCAGCTCGTCAGCTAAATGATGCAACACCTGCTGAGTGGGATGCCGCAACTAAGGCACATAAGAAACCTGTGGGTAAGTCTAAGTCAGAAGCAGACATGCGTGAACTTGCTTTGTCCACTAAGTGGGCAGAGACCTTCGAAGACCCTGTTGTTCAAAAAGAGTTTGATGACTGGGCTAGAGGAGTGAGCATGGGTGATAAAGATATGACATGGATGTATGCAAAATCCTTGACACCTGAGTGCCCTTATGGCTCTGATGGTAGTGACCCTTTAATGGAAGCAGATAAAGATATGACATGGATGTATGCAAAATCCTTGACACCTGAGTGCCCTTATGGCTCTGATGGTAGTGACCCTTTAATGGAAGATTTTAATGTAGAAGCTGAATTTGATAACAATCCAGAAAAAGATGTAGACCATTATGTATCGGGTAAGCACTATAATGATGTAGTCCCTGGTATGCAATATATGCAAATGATGCAACATATGTTAGATGGCAAGTCAGGCGTTGAAGCTCACTTATTTGGTCAAGTATACAAGTATTTAATGCGAGCAGGCAAGAAAGATGACTATGAGCAAGACATTCGTAAAGCTCGTTGGTACACTAATTGTCTAGTTAAGTTTGTACAAACAGGAGAGATCCATGTGGACAATAATGACTAATATTTTCATAGTACTAAAGTGGGTGCTAATTGTAGCTAGCGTACTTTTAATCGCACCTTTTTATTTACCATTTAATTATTTTTATCAAAGAGCTAATAAATAACTGGAGAAATAAATGTTGAAAACAACGACTGATAGGTTTGACCTAGAAACACAAATAATGGATTGCTGGTCTATTATTAATGATATAGATCTCGTGTTCCACGCTGAATTAACAGACTGTGATAAGACTTCAAATGCCTTATTAGGCTTGTCTTCTATCGGAGAATTGAAATTCAGAAAACTGTGGAAGACTTATGAAGATTTAGTCCATCAAGGCGCACTTAAATGAATAGAAGTAAAGTAATTGCCGATACAGTTGTTTCCCTGTTTCAAAACCAAACAAGAGCTACTGATATTAAATACAATATAACTCGTTCTGAAACTATTTTTCATATAAAATTAAATGAAGATATAATGCCTAAATATCTCGATTGGGTTTTAGGTCATCACGTAATTAAAATAGGAGAAGAGGAAGACAACTTGTATGAAACAAAAATACAAGGTGAGTTAATGGTTTTTGTTATAACATAGGATATATAAATGAAATTAATTTGGGATATAGAAGCTAATGGCTTGCTCTCTACTCAAGGGAAAAAGCTTGCCGCAAATAAAATATGGATGGTAGTTACAAGAGACCTTGATACAGGTAAAGAGTACATTTTCTGTGACCACTCGGACACAGCAGAGCCTTTAGCAAAAGCATGGGATCATCTATACGCGGCCAAAGAATTGATTGGTCATAACATACTTTCATATGATTTACCAGTAATAAAGAAATTAATTGGATGGACTCCCAACCCCAAAACTATTCTTCGAGATACAATGATTATGTCGCAAGTGCTTGATTACGACCGATTTGGTAATGGGCGCCATGCTCTTGCCTTATGGGGCGAGTATCTTGGTCAGAAAAAACCAGAACACGAAGATTGGTTAAATTATAGTGATGATATGTTACATCGATGCAGAGAAGATGTTGGTATCAATGAAAAGGTGTATCGCCTATTAGCAAGAGAAATGACCTTTTACACGAAGGACATGGAACCTGATAAGAAAAAGATGTTCTTCACATCTATGCGTAATGAGCACGAAGTTGCAAAGCTCACAGCGGAAGCTCAAGCAGGCGGCTGGGTGTTCGATATTGATGCTGCTCGTAAGCTTCAATTCGAAATGGAGTGCGAGATTCAAAATATTGAAAATGAAATGAATCCAAAAATGAAAATGAAGGCTAAGTGTTTAGATCGAAAAACGAAGTTTCCTGAGTTCAAGATAAATGGTGGCTATATGGCCAGAACATCTTCTTGGTTTAAGATACCCTCAGAAAACGGCCAGACAAGTGCCCGAATGGTAGACGGTGAATACAATCGTGTTGAATTCGTATATCCAGATATTACATCAATGGACGCTGTTAAACTCCACCTTTATTCTATTGGATGGGAGCCTTTAGACTGGAACTGGGAAAAAGTAGGTAAAGAATTCAAAAAGAAGTCGCCTAAACTTTGTTCTGAATCACTAAGTTTATTGGGTAGAGATGGGTTGTTAATTGATACGTATACAACAACTAAAAGCCGATTAGGTATTTTAAATGGTTGGATTAAAAACGTAGATGATGATGGAAGGCTTAGAGGCGACATGTTTGTTATTGGAACCCCTACTGGTCGATCACGACATAAGATTGTTGTAAATGTTCCCGGCAGTGATGCTGCTTGGGGTAAACAAATGCGTTCGTTATTTGGTTGTGAGAAAGGGTATAAAGTGGTAGGCGCTGATAGCTCTGGTAATCAATTTAGAGCTTTGTGTCATTATATCAAAGATCAAGACTTTACGAATGAGGTAATTAATGGAGATGTGCATCAGAAAAACGCCGATATTCTTGGCTGTAAACGCAGTACTGCTAAGCCGTGGATTTACGCATTCCTCTTCGGCGCTGGACTCGAAAAGCTTGGCCTTATACTCACAGGTGTCCGCAATAAGAAAGCTGGAGGAGAATCCCGTGCCAAATTTGCCGCTGCTATTCCCGGTTTCAAGCGTCTCACGGATCGCCTTATGGAGATCGTCAAGATGTGCGAGCATCGCAAAGAACGAGCAAGCATCCCAGCGATTGACGGTAGACGTATATATCTAGACTCCGGACACAAGGCTCTTAACTATTTACTACAGAGTATGGAATCTATAACTTGTAAAGCTGCTTATGTATATGCTGTAAACAAGATGAGAGCAGAAGGCATAGATGTACGCCCTATGGTTCTTTATCACGATGAGTTCCAGCTTTCAGTAAGAGAGGATCAGGTTAAACGAGCCATGGAAATAGCCGCTGAATCATTTAGAGAAGCACCTAAGTTGTTTGGTGTTATTTGTATGGACGGTGAAGCTATGTCAGGTGATAATTGGTATGAAACTCATTAAGGAGAGCGTAATGAAACTAACAGATGAAGAAATACTAGACTTTGTACAAGAGAATCTAACACTAGGTAAAGATGAGAACGGTCGCTACATACTAAAAGAAGTTAGCTGCGATGTTGAAGGCAGTGTTAAAGGCAATGTCGGGGGCAATGTCGGTGGCAATGTCGGTGGCGATATTGGTGGCGATGTCGGTGGCAATGTTTTAGGCGATGTTGTAGGCACGGTTTGTGGCAATGTTTGTGGCAATGTTGGTGGCAATGTTTGTCGCAATGTTGGTGGCAATGTTGGTGGCAATGTTTGTGGCAGTGTTGGTGGCAATGTTCACGGTCTTTACCCGAAGCGGAGTAAGTAAATTATGAGCGTTATATTAAATAATAGAATGAAGACACCTGACGGGACAATACTTGAGTCCATTCATCGTCACGACTATGTTACGCATACTGATGCTAACGGCAAAGAGTATATGCTAGATGGTGGGTTCGACTACGTTAGATGCTCTGCTAATGGTGATGAGGAAATGCTAACTGTCACTTCAGACGATAGCCATGAAGTAATAAGAGAGGTGGTCAAGTGGGGAACTTATGGTAAGGATGGTGACAAGCCTCTGTGTTATGTGAAAGTTGCTGATTTAAACCCATATCACCTTAGAGCTATTTTAGAAACACAGCAATGGCACATGCGCCCAGCTTTGTACAAAGTGATGCAAGATGAGGCAAAATATCGTGACGAACAATTTAACGGTACCTTAAATACAGAGAGTAAAGGAAAAGCATCGTGAAGAAGAAAAAATATTTATTTATTGTTAAAGCAATCGGACTATTTTTAATATCTCCTATCTATATTCCAATAGTAATCTTATGGGAAGAACGGAAAGAAATAATTAATTTTTATTCTGAATGCTACAAAATTTTCAAAGGAACACATCCTTACTTTAAGAATTTAGAATAAACCAAATTAAGGATACTTATGCATTACGTATATAAAATTACTTCAAAGCATAAAGGTCACATCGGTTTTAAATTTTACATAGGATCCACAACTGACATCCTTGGACGTACTAAGGCTCATAGAGCTTCTAAACGTTACGAAGATGCCGAATGGATTTCGCTTGAAGCCATATCTGAACACCGCACTCTTGGTGAATGCCTACGCGCTGAATTCGAAGCAATCGATAAAGAACTAGGTGGCACTAGGAAAGATGGTCACAGAGAGCACTTTGAAGGTCAATGTTTAAATCGTTCTACAACCGCCTGTGCCCCGCTCGGGGAAGGTCTTAGCCTCGCTTATAATAGCAGACGGCTCTTCTTTATAAAATAATAGGTCTAATAATAAATGTTAAAAGAAAAATACAATAAAGCAACTAAATCAGCTAAAGCTATGGTTAACTCTCCTGATACTAAAGAGTTTTTTAAAAAAGTATGGGACTTTATATGTGATAGCATGGAGAAACCTGCTGTTAAACATATTGTCTATGCCGGCTTGGCAGGTGCTTTTATTGGTGCAGCATTGCCTATTCTTGAAATTGGGTTCTGCGCAACAGCAGGCGCAGCAGTTGGTGCTTACAAATATATTACTAAATAGGAAATACTATGAATATTAAAAATATTTACAATGCAGTTAAAGACTTTTTTAATAAGTATAACAAACCAATAGGCGCATTTATAATCCTTGGAGCTACAGTGTCGAACCCGATAGCAGCTACTCTTGCTGTTGCAGGGTGTATGATCATTTACAAAGATGAGGGTTAATAATTGACAAAGTTAACTGAAAATGAAATTCAAATAGAAAATATTATGGCAGAGCTAACTGACGAGATTACTAGCATTTATATAGATAGGAGTTACAGAGTAGCTGCTTCTTATACAGCGAAAGTACCTAACTACATCATTAGTCAAGAGATAGAAACAATAAGCTACGGTAATGATAGCCTCCTAATATTAACTAAAACTGGAAACACTTATAGACTAAAGTTATCTGGGTTAGGCGCCCCGCAGTATATTGGTGACGATTCTATACACGTAGAAGAATGGGATACTCAAGAGGTACTTTATGAAAATTAGTAATTTAGATGTATATCAAGCTGAAGCAACTTCTTTCGCTACAAAACACCCAAGCCTTGATACTCTATTTATAGGATTATCTGCCGAAGTAGGAGAGCTGTGTTCTGAGCGTATGAAAGAGTTAAGAAGTGATCGTAAAAACCCTAAGCAAGAAGAAGTAGCGAGCGAGTTAGGAGATGTGTTATGGTACGTAGCAACTATTGCTTCTACCTATAATATCCAGCTTTCTGATATCGCCACTAATAATGTAACTAAACTAAATACTCGAAAGGAAAATAATTATGACCGTTGAAACTAAAATCGCATCCCTAATCAAGAACAACAACCGTGCTGCACTGATTCGTATGGCTTCTAAGTACCAAGAAAAAGGTATTAAGAATATGAATAAACGAGACTTGGCCACGCTTGTTGCTAATAGTGTTGTTGAGACTGAAACTCAAATTCAAGACCGTGAGCAAAAAATTGAATTATCTAATGCAGTAAAAGATGCAGCACTTACGAAAGTATTAGCTCCCGACCCTTTTGATGGTGTTGTAGCACGATTTAAAGCTTTCTTTAGTAAGTTCTACTCGTAGTGTTGTTAATTGTTGATGGCGATGTAGTAGCTTTTCGTTCTGCTTGGAACAAAAATTGCTTTGAGGATGCTGTAGATAGGTTTGAAGAAATGATTGAAGAAATTAGAGAACGATGCTTTGCTACTGAAGTTAAAATAGCTATTCAAGGCGCTAACAACTTTCGAACTAAATTCTTTCCTGACTATAAGAATACTCCTAATCGCCATAAGTCTAAAGCAAACAACCCTTACTTCATGGATATGCGCAACTATCTAATTGAGGAAGGATTAGCAGAACCCTCAGATGGTATGGAAGCAGACGACTTAGTCCATATATGGGCTAAAGAAGCTCGTGACGCTGGCATACCTTTTGTTGTAGCTTCAATCGATAAAGACTTGTTGTGCATCGAAGGTACTCATTATTTAATTCATAAGAATAAGTTTATATATATGGATGAAGATGAGGCTGATGTTCATTACTGGATACAGATACTCACAGGTGACGGTGTAGATAACATCCGTGGTCTTAGAGGTATTGGCCCTAAGAAAGCTCAAAAGATTTTAGAAGGTTATGCTATTGGTGAAAGGAAACAAGCGGTCATTAATGCCTATTATGAAAAAGTAGGGGATAAATGGAGAGAAGAAATAATGCACACAGGTACGTTAATACATATTTTACCTACTCGTGATGGACACTTTAAGTTGGAGGATAATGATGGCCCGACCAACATTGAAGAAGAAAGCTAAGTATGTACCCAAGGACACCAAGCTCAAGGAAGAGCTGGGTCATTGGAGTTACACGGGTAAAGACAGGAAACTTTCAGAATCATTCGGATTTTTATACTTGATGGTAAACAAGAATACTGGAATGGCTTATGTAGGTAAGAGACAATTCTGGGCGTTTAAAAGAAACTCTATGACTAAGACAGGTGCTGCTCTGTGGCGCTTGTACAAGTCATCCAGCTCGCATGTAAAAGCTGCTATTAAAGGTGGCGATACATTCGAATATCACATTCTTGGTGTGTTTGAGACAAGAGCGTGGTTATCCTATACTGAGGCCTATCTACAAATGGTTTTACAGACAATGACAGAGAGGGACCTAGAGGGTGAACGTATGTGGTATAACAATCAGGTTGCCGCTATTCGATTTGTCCCTAAAGAGTCTAAGACTGAACATAAGGAAATGGAGAGTTGTTTAAGTAAATCATATAAAATTTTAAATAAAGCAAGAGGATAATACTAAATGAAGAAGCAGCAAGAAAAATCTAGCTTCCTAGGACACAGTGAATGTGTTGCTTGCGGTTCGAGTGACGCAGTAGCTGTGTATGAATCCGGTCCTGCAAAGTGTATGGCTTGTGATGCCATTCACAAGAACCCTAATGAAACCCCGGAAGGGTTTACAGCTGTTGCATCTTCTAATACTTCTAACTATTCGAAAGTGTCTCTCGATGAGATAAATACTTATTCGACAAGAGGTTTTAAAGAACGACAAATACCTAAAGACATTTGTGAATTCTTTGGAGTAAAAGCAGGTGTAGACCTTAACGGGGATGTTAACGAACATTATTACCCTTATGGTGTTGATAAGACCATAGGATATAAAGTCAGAACACTACCTAAAGACTTTCGTGTAGTTGAAGGTATTGAAGGTCTCTTCGGCCAATCTAAGTTTAATGGTGGTAAAAGATTAATTATTACTGAAGGCGAACTAGATGCTATGGCTGTAGCTACTGCATCTATGAAGAAGTATGGCCAAGTCTATCCCGTAGTATCTCTTCCTTCTGCAAGTGGCACTAAGGCTTTGCTTGAGCAAAGAGACTGGGTAAGGCAATTTGATGAAGTAGTGTTAATGCTTGACAACGATGAAGCTGGCAAAAAAGCACTAGACAAGGCCTGTTCCATAGTCGGTATTGATAAAGTAAAAATAGCTAAATTAAAAGAAAAAGATGCTAACGATGAATTAATTAAACACGGATATATGGATATTCTTAAAGCGATTTGGGATGCGCAACCTTGGTCACCTTCTGGTATTCTTCAAGGTGATACTTTATGGGATAAATTCTTAGAGCGTGAAGCAACAGAGTCTGTTCCTTATCCTCCTTGTATGGAGGGTGTTAATGAGCTAACTAAGGGTATGCGATTTGGCGAATTAGACTTGTTCACTTCTGGTACGGGTTCCGGTAAAAGCACAATGATCAAAGAGATTGTTTTGCATCTTAAAGAAACTACAGAAGATAAAATAGGTATGATCTCATTGGAAGAAGGTCCAGGTGATACTGTAGAAAAATTTATTGGTATGCAAATGAAAGTCAATTTAACGGAGAAAGAAGATGTACTCCAAGAAGACAAAAAGGCAGCTTTTGATGCTGTGTTTGGTGATCGGAGCATTATTTTGTTGGATCATCAAGGCTCTGTATCTGATGGTTCTTTAATGGATAAGATTGAAACTATGTGTCTTATGGGTTGTAAGTATTTAATTCTAGATCATTTAACAATTGCTACTTCTGAAGTAGAAGGGGATGTTAATAGCGCAGTAGATAAAGTAATGAGTGATCTTCTAAAGATTTGTAAAAAACACAATGTATGGCTAGGTGTTATTTCTCACTTAAGAAAAACAAGTGGAAATGGAACTGCATTTGAGGAAGGCAAGCTACCATCTATGGATGATATTAAAGGCTCAGGTTCTATTAAACAAGTTTCATTTCAGATTATCGCATTTGCTCGTAACATGGTAAGTAACGATGAAAGAGAAAAGAACACTATTAAGATTCGTGTTTTAAAATCAAGGTATACAGGTAAAACAGGCAATGCAGGCGGCGCTTATTACGAAGCAGAGACAGGTCGTCTTGTTTATGTGGATGGCAGTACTTTCAATAAAGAACCAGAACTCTAAGGAAATAATATGTCGGAATACAACATAGTTAATTTTAAAGCTTTAGTAACTTCATTAATTATTATTGCTAGATATACTAGCCTAGATTCTAAGCGGACTGCTAAAATTTATAATAAACTTATTCAAATACATGATGACTCTAATCAATGTGTTTCAAAGTGGGATATTAATCTCCTTGAAAATGAGCCAGATTTGTTTGATGCTGAAAAATGTTTAGATCTTTGTGATTCACTTAAAAGTTTTGGTAGTTGGAAAGAAACAGGTATACAAAGGGATCTTCAACAATTCCATTCTTTTTTAATTAGTTATGCAGACAAGCTCATAGAAAGAGAAGAAGCAGCTAAACTAACGAGAGAAGGTCCAAATTTGTCTTTAAAAGAATCATCTAAGATAGTAAATGATTTTCTAAATGGGCCTTACATACAGAGTTTCTTAGTAAGTAAACCCGGAATACTTAAAAAGCCTACTGGCGCTAACACTCATATAGCGCGTACTTATGGTACTTACAACTCTGTAGGTACAGCAGAAGCTCTTTTAAATTCTGGACCTTTTGATTATTATTTGCGTAGTGATGCTATTTTGCAATGGTTAGGTATTGAGCTAGGTTATTTTTATGATTATTTAGTTAGCGCCGACAGATCTTCTACTTCGGAAGATTCTGGAAGTGAATTAAGTTTCTTTGCTCTTGATTCATTTCTAAGTAGTCTTAGTTCTGCTTCACATTCCTCTGGAGCTACAGATAGAATGTGGGCGTTAGGGGAAGAAGTACCTGTTACTTTAGAAGGTGAAGATATACCGGGTATTGTTTTGAGGGTAAGTCCAATTGAATTTAACAAAGAAGAAATACTTTATATAGCAAAGAAAATTATAGCTACTAGAGAACGCGCAAATACTTATTTAGAAAAAATACAAGGAGCAAACTCTGTAACTGAAATGGTATTTGGTAAAAATATTGTAGTTTCATTACTTTCCGAAGAAGCTCAATTAGAAAATTTTTCAGAAGTTTATGATTTATCTATTGTCAACATTGATCCTTCTGCTGAAAATCTAGTAAAAAGATTAAAATCAATAATGGACAAACCAGTACAAGATCGCCCAAAAACAATTACAGGGTTATTTTATGGAGTACCCGGTACAGGCAAAAGTGCTTTAGCTAATCATATTGGTAAAGAGTTAGGTATGAAGGTTATCAAAAAGACATATGGAGAGTTACAATCTAAGTATGTAGGTGAAGGTGAAAAGAACTTGCATAAAGCCTTTGAAGAAGCTAAAGAAGAAAGAGCTATTTTGTTAATAGATGAAATTGATTCTATGGCGGGAAGCAGACATCACGCTGATCGTCAACACCAAAAAACCTTTACAAATCAGTTACTTACTGAGCTTGATGACTTTAACGGTATCTTTTTCTGCACTTCTAACTTTATGGAAGGATTAGACCCTGCTATACTTCGTAGACTATTCTTGAAGACTGAGTTTAAATTTATGAATGAAGAGCAGACTGAGAAATGTTTTCAAATGTACTTTCCACAATTTAAGAAAAGCAAACTTGGTCTTTATGACTTTATGACTCCGGGTGATTTAAAAGTAGTGCAACAAGCTGCCTTATTTGAGCCTAAAAAGCCAACTATTAAACGTATTCGTGAAATGGTTAAAGCTGAAATTGACCTTAAAAGACGTACAATGCCAGAAGTATTAAAAGAAGAAATGAATAAATCTTTTCAATTTTAAATACCGCCTTATAAAGAAGAAACTACATGCCCCTACTTCCGAGTGGGGGTTTTTAACCAATATAGGTAAATCCCTATGAGTAAATTCCACAAACAAGAAACCTTTATGATGGACATTGCTGCTCGCGTAGCACAACAGTCTTATGACAGTTCTACTAAGGTTGGATGCGTAATCTCTAAAGAGGATCGCATACTCGGTTATGGCTATAACGGAACCCCTGCTGGTTTCGATAACGAATGCAAAAATAAAGAAGGTCGAACCTTACCTACCGTGATACACGCTGAAATCAATGCACTCGCAAAAATAACGCGTTCACACTCCTCCTCTGAAGGAGCAATTTTGTACACTACATTATCTCCTTGTGTGCATTGTGCTCTTTCAATTATTCAGTCAGGAATTGCTACTGTAGTTTACAGAGACCTATTCCGGCTATCACCTCACGAAGGTATCACTGTGCTTCAAGAAGCCGGTGTTACTGTTAGACAATACTCCAAGGATTAACAATGACATACCGCCCATTTACAGCTTACGAAAATTTTATTTATTTAAGTAGATATTCTCGTTGGCGCGAAAAAGAAGGTCGCAGAGAAATCTGGCCTGAAACAGTAACACGAGTTATAAACGCTTTTAAAAAACAAGTAAACAACAATGTAGAAGTACCTTGGGAAAAGATTGAGAATGCTATCTTAAACCGAGACGTTGTACCATCTATGCGGGTGATGATGGCGGCTGGTCCTGCATTAGACAATAATCACATTGCTGCTTACAACTGTTCATTTTTGGACATTGACAGCTATGATGCTTTTCCTGAAGCCCTGTATGTTCTCATGCATGGTACAGGTTTAGGTTTCTCTGTTAAAGATGAGTCTATTAATAAACTTCCTAAAGTTTTGCAATTTAACGGTAAGAAAGTTCATTACAAAATAGCTGACAGCAAAGAAGGCTGGAGAGACAGTGTAGCTGTTGCTTGCGATCTCATTAGCATGGGTTATGAAGTATACTTTGACTACAGTGCTATTCGACCAGAAGGTGCTCGATTAAAAACATTTGGTGGCCGAGCTAGTGGCCCTAAGCCTTTAATGGAGTTACATCAGCATCTTGTTAAGATTATTGGTGGAGCAAGAGGCCGACAAATTACTACAGTAGAAGCTCATTCTATTGTATGTAAGATTGCTGAAGTTGTAGTAGTAGGCGGCGTTAGGCGTTCTGCTTTGATTAGCTTATCAGATCTTTCTGATGATGAAATGGCTAAAGCTAAAGCAGGAGAGTGGTGGATTGAAAATGGTGAGTTTGCACTAGCTAACAACAGTGCAGTCTATTATGGTAAACCAACTGAAGAAGAGTGGGCAAAAGAATGGGAAGCAATAAAGGCATCAGGCAGCGGGGAACGTGGTATTTTCAATCTAGACAGCGCAAAGAAAAAGTGCCTAGAGATAGGACGGGATCCATCCGTGATGGGAACGAACCCCTGTGGAGAGATCCTTCTTCGAGACGGACAATTTTGCAATCTAAGTGAAGTAATTATTCGACCAGAAGATACTATGTCTACACTTAAAGAGAAAATTGAAATTGCTGCTACCATTGGTACTATCCAATCTACATTCGATAACTTAAAAGGTTTAAGACAGAAGTGGATAGACAATACCAAAGAAGAGAGACTACTTGGCGTTTCTATGACAGGTATTATGGATAATAAGCTTACTAATGGTAAAAGCAAAAACCTTGAAAGTCGATTAATTGAATTACGTAATATTGCTAATTCTACCAATGCTAAATATGCTAAAATCCTAGATGTTAACCCTTCAGCTGCGGTTACTACTGTTAAACCCTCTGGTACAGTTAGTCAATTATGTGGAGTGTCAAGTGGTATTCATCCTGCCCATGCTAAGTCTTATATTCGTAGAGTACGTAACGATAAGAAAGACCCATTAACTCAACTATTGATTGATGAAGGAGTACAAGGTGATACAGACTTTTACAACCCAAATGCTCACGTCTTTGAATTCGGAATTGAACGCCCAGAATCTCTTACTCGTGATGATTTGTCTGCAATCGAATTTTTAGAAATCTGGAAGACTTATAAGGTGCATTACACAGACCATAACCCTAGTGTTACAGTTAGTATCCATGAAGATGAATGGAGAGGTGTAGGTGATTGGGTCTTTAAGAACTTTGAGATTGTAGGCGGTTTAAGCTTTTTGCCATATGACTCAGGTACTTATAAAATGACTCCATACGAAACTTCAACTGACTTACCTAAAGCGGTTAATCCTGACTTCTCTAAATTAATTAACTATGAGAAAGAAGACAATACAACTGCTGATCAACAACTATCCTGCACCGCCGGTGTTTGCGAGATTTAATTAACTATAAAGAGTAATACTATGAATCAGTTATTTACATATAAGCTTAAGTTTTCTAAAGTTAACAGCCCACGAGAAACATTCGTGGTTCAATCTGAATCCGTTCGAGGTGTTATTGGTCCCGAAGGTTTTCGTAAATTACTACTTACAGGTGTAGAACAAGGTGGTCGGTTTTTAGAGAGCTGGCGCAGTCTTGTGAAACCTGTCAAACAGCGCAAGTGATACACACAACCCCTGTCTTCGGATGGGGGTTTTTTAATCGAAACCGTTAACCACACTGATGAGTCCTGTGATACGGACGAAACTACCTTCCGGGGTAGTCTGTGGAGTCAAATCTGGCCCATATAACTCTTAATTTAAAAGGTAAGAAACTATGAAATTATCAGACACTAAAGCAATCGTTGAATCTTTCGTCAAGCATAACCTAGCTCTAGAGGTTGGTTCTTCCAACTCTAAGTATCTTGTTCCAATGCTTTGGTCTTTGCCCGGTGAAGGTAAAACTACTGCCATTGAAGACTTAGCCAAAGAGCTTAAGTACGAGATTGTAACCTTAGTTCCTGCACAGTTTGATGCCGGTGAATTAGGCGGTTTCCCTATTGTTAACAAAGAAACTGACACTTATTACCGTGCCCGTCCCTTCTTCCTTCCTACTACTGACAAGCCTACAATTTTGTTTATTGATGAATTGCCACAGGCTCCAACAGCTAATCAGAACATTATCGCTCAGTTAGTTAACGAGCGCCGTATTGGTGAGCATCAGCTTCCTGATAACGTTACAATAGTATGCGCAGGCAACCCCATGTCCTCTCGCGCAGGTACTAACCCTATGCCGTCACACCTGAAAGACCGCTTGACTCATCTTCATATCGAGACTGACCACGAAGGCTTCCGTAACTATGGTCTTGCTAATGGTTTCACTCCTGAAGTAACAGGCTTTATTCAAGACCGTCCTGAGTTTCTGCAAAAGTTTGATCCAAGCCAAGATGCATCACCTAGCCCTCGTTCATGGGAAAGAGCTGATACTATCTTAAAATTGAAGCTACCTAATCAACTAGAAGCACAAGCATTGAAAGGCCAAATCGGTGAAGCAGCATTAGCTGACTTTGTTGGTTACCTCCGTGTTTACCGTGACCTTCCTCGTTCTGCGGATATCTTTGCTAACCCTACTGATACTATTATTCCTACCAAGCCTGACGTTCTGTATGCCTTGTGCTCTATGCTTGCGCATCACACTACTGAAAGTAACGCTAATGCTCTAGTAACCTACATTCGTAGATTCCCACAGAGAGAGTTTGCTGCATTCTTAATTCGTGATTGCTTGAAGCGTAAGCCTGAACTTAAGAAAAACAAAGATATCATTGGATGGGTAATGGTTGAGGGTAAGGAGCTGTTATTGTAATGTTTAAGTTATTAAATATAATAGCAAGTTGTACAATGTATGCTATACTTGGTGTAGTATTATTTTCGATGGGACCTTTGTTTTTTCTAGGGTTTTTATTTGGTATTGGATGTTATAAAGGAATAAAGAAATGTTAATTAATACAAGTAATAAAAGTTTTCAAAAAGATGTAATAGAATCTAAACTTCCTGTTTTAGTAGACTTTTATGCTAATTGGTGTGGGCCTTGCAAAATGCTTTCACCTTTATTAGAAGATGCGGCTACTGAGTATGAAGGTCAATTAAATATAAGTAAAATAGATGCAGATGTAAATTCTGATATTGTTCAGAAACTAAATGTCAGAGGTTTACCTACTATTCTTTTATTTAAAAACGGAAAAGTAGAAGCAACAAAAGTAGGAGCACTTACTAGACAACAGTTAAAAGATTTCATTGATAGTATTCTTTAATTAAATGGAGAACAAATATGGAAGCTCAATTAAAAGTAAGTAGAGCAGTAACCAGAGCAGCTATTCAGCGACCTTTCTTTGGTTCTTGCCTTTTAAACCTAAGAGTAGAGATGAGTGACAAAGTGCCGACAATGGCAACTAATGGTAAGCACGTCTACTACAACAAAGAGTTCGTTGATAACCTATCAGAGGATGAGACTCTTGGCGTTCTATGCCACGAGGTAATGCACGTTATATTGCTACACTGTCAGCCGTGGAAAGGTAAAGACCCTAAGTTATGCAACGCTGCTATGGATTATGTGATAAACGAGAACCTGATTTATGATGGTATAATCTTACCTGAAGGGGCTTTAATAAATCGCAATGGTGACTTTACAGGTTTAGCTTGGCAACAAGTTTACAATATCCTAAAGGACATTCAAGCAAAAGATAAGCAGCAACAAGACCAAGGAGGTACCATTGGTTCTCAAGAGGGTGATGGTTCAGAGTCAGCTAAGAACGCAAATATCAGCAGTAGAAGTCAGCAAAGTATCGCTAAAGAAATCGCTGGGTTTGATGAAGATCACGTTCAAACAAACGATGAACTCTCTGAAGCAGACATGGCGGCCCTTAAGGATACTGTTGAAAGAATGGCAGTATCTGCTGCTGAACAGGCTAAAGCTGCTGGTAAATTACCGGGTGGTGTCGATGGAATCATCAAAGAGATCAGAACAGCTAAGGTAGATTGGAAAGCTATGATAAGAACAAATATCAAATCATCATGCCCTGATGACTATTCTTTTCGTAGACCTAACAAGAAACTCTATGCTGCAACCGGTATCTACATGCCATCTATGTACAGTGAGACCATCGATACCCTAGTGTTCGCCTTGGACACCAGTGGTTCAGTTAGCCAATCAGAGATGGTTAGACACTTGTCTGAAATGAACGCTGTATCACTTGAGCTTAAGCCCTTGAAAACTATGGTTATTTACACAGACTGTAATGTTGCCAAAGTTGAAGAGTATGGTCCCGGTGAAGAAATAAATCAGTTGAACACAAGAGGTGGTGGTGGTACAGAATTTACACCAGTGTTTGATTACCTTGAGTACCACGGGATTACACCTGACCACTTAGTTTATTTCTCTGACATGGAAGTTTATCAAGGTGCTTTTCCTAAACACGCTCCCGATTACCCTGTTACATGGCTGTCTACCAGTCAAGATTACCCCGTGCCATTTGGCGATCTCATACTAGTTAAGGATTAAATTATGCATCACACTACTCAATACATGCAAAACCACCCATTACCCACCTTTACTGAATTAGAAGAATTAATTTACAACACTAAGATTTTTGCTTCTCGGCTAATTGATATACTAGGGATTCCTAAAGGATTCGAAGAAGACGCGTATTCCTACGCTCGTGATGCGGCTCAAGCAGAGAAAGACACTTATAATACAGAAGTCCAATTACAATGTCATTTCTGGCAAGGAACTAGCAACGGACCTACTCATAAGTTACTCTCAAGTTCTAATCTAGAAAGCAAAATTAGTACCGTAAATCACAATCGTAGGGTTCACTATAACTCCGCATTTGCTCCAATTATGAGAGTTGCAGAGTTAGAAGTGTTGAGAGATGAATTTTTTGACATAAGCCTTGAAAAGGCTGCTGCTGACCAAGCTGTGCTTAAGATGAGATCTTTGTTTAGTGCTGAATGCTCTAACTATTGGGTTCGCAATGGTGCAAGGATAAGCTCAGACCATACAGTTGACCCTTCTGTCACAACCACCGCAAGCACGGCTGGTTACCAACACAAAAGAAATCCGTATACCAATAGCTATGAACGAGAACCGCTGTGGAGAGCTTCTGCTAATGTTTCTTTAGACCACAATTACATGTCAGAGGTAAACGATCGTAATCTCTGCATAGTGAATTGCAATGGTAAAACAGGATTTCCTCTTAATGCTAAGCCAATTCCACTACCTAAAAAGTGCGAGCCTTCTTATGAGCTTTATGCTTCTAAAGTGTTAGTTATATTCCCTAGCAAAATAGACGGTGCAGAGACAGAGAGAGAGGCCCTTACCGGCTTTAGTCTTGAAGAACGATACATCTGTGTAGGGCAAACAAACGGAGGAGAGCGCATTGTCTCTTGCTCTACAACCCCGGGCCGTGCTGTTGGTGGTGTTAACGTTAAAACTAAAAACAAAGTTCTAGACACTCTAGACTTTTCATTCTAAATAAGGAACAATAATATGTCAAACCCAATTGAAGACCCACGTCTCCAAGTAATCCAAATCATTAAAGAATATTATCAGACTCTTGACCCCGAGCTCACTGAAAAAGAAGCGGTAGAGATGTCTACCTTCCAACACGATCTAGTGTATCAAGCAATGCAAATGGCTTTCCCTGAGCCTATTGAGAAGAACTTAAAAGGCAAGGTAGGTAAGCACCCTACTGATTGGGACAAGCCAATCATCGATGCCTCTAATGCTACACAAGTAGACCTAATGGGTGGGCCTAGGGGTGTGCATCGTTAGTTTTAAAAGCTTATCAAAAAAAACTTTTTAATTATTAAGGTAATAAAATATGTATGACGCTAAATCGCTGTATAGCACTCCCGGTATTCTTCTTGCAGAGACAGGGGTAATAATGTTAACAGACTGTTTCGATCAAGAGAGCATCATGCCCATTGTTGCTCGCATTATGGAATACAACATGCTTCCTGAAGCTAACCAACCTGATGAGATTAAACTAATCATCAACTCTCCCGGCGGTGAAGTAAGATCAGCTTTTCACTTGATCGATACAATGCGTACATCTAAAATCCCTGTTGCTACAATCGGGATGGGTCTTGTAGCTTCTTGTGGTATCTTGACACTAATGTCTGGCACTAAAGGCCGTCGGTCTGCTTCACCAACTGCTTCTATTATGTCGCATCAGTATGCAGGAGGATCAGGGGGTAAAGACCACGAAATGCGGGCTAGCCGTAAAAACATGGACTTCTTGACTGGTTTGTTAGCTAGCCATTATAAACGCTGTACAGGTAAGTCTGACTCTTATATCACTAAAAACTTATTAGGGCCTTCTGATGTTTGGCTTACTGCAGATGAGTGCATTAAGCACGGTATTATTGACAAGATTGCTGCCCCTTATTAAAATATCAAATACCGCCTTATAAAGAAGAATCCCCGGCCTTTTGGGTCTAATTAATTACCTTTAAGGCCTCAACCCTGCCTATTGTTATGTATATCTCATAACCTCCTCTAACTAACAATAAGACACTCATTATGAAAAGAGCGCAAAAGGTAAAATTCATCAAAGAAAGAGAAGAGAAACCCGCCAATACAGTAGTACCAAAGAACGATTTACAAAAAGAGTTTATAGATGCATTACGATCAAAACCTTTTGTTTGTGGAATCGGTTGTGCCGGTACAGGTAAAACTTATATAGCTGGAATGCTAGCTGCTCAGGCCTTACTTCGTGGTGATGTTAATACAATTGTGCTAACCCGTCCTAATGTTCCAACAGGTAAGACTCTTGGCTCATTTCCCGGAAGTGTAGAAGAAAAACTAGCTCCTTGGTTAGCTCCAATTACTAACGTTCTAAAAAGAGCTATTGGCGCTAAAGACTTTGAATGCCGATTTGGCAAGTCAATTTTAGTTCAGCCTCTTGAAACCATTCGTGGACAATCATTTGAGAATGCATTTGTAATTGTTGATGAAGCTCAAAACTTATCTATTGAAGAAATTAAGGCTCTTACAACCCGTGTAGGCGAAGATACAACAATGGCTTTTGTAGGTGATGAAACTCAATCTGATGTAAAGCATGGTACTGACTTAACACGTTTTTTAAAGATGTGCGAGAGATCAAATATAGATGTCCCTGTAATTAGATTTGGACTTGATCACATTGTTCGTAGTGAGCTTTGCGCTTCTATGGTGCGAATGTTTTATATGAACGATATTTAAAAGAGTAATATATGGTTAACTACTTACAAAACAAAGAAAACAAATTAGGGGTTAAAGGCGACAAGCTACTGACAAAAGATCGCTTTGACCCTTTTAAACTAATTAAGCTTATCAGAGATTTATCTTTAATATTGGCATCTAGCCATATTATTTACTACGTATGGGCTTATTAACAGGGCTTAATTTTTAAAAGAAAAATGGAGATATAAATGAGTGAAGATACAAGTAATAATGATCCAACAGGAGCAGTAGATCCTAACGCTACTGAACCTACTTCGGATGTGGGTGCATGGGGCGGAAAAAGAGCAGGCTCTGGTCGGCCTAAAGGCAGTAAAAACCAATTTAGTAAACATTCTGTTGATCGATTAAAAGAATTAGAATTTGATCCAATGGCTGCAATGGTTGAGTTGTTTCATGACACCCAACAAATGATTCAAGAGATGGACGACCCTAAGCATCCAAGACGCTACAGCGCTCAAGCGATGGCTTCCTTAATTATTACTAAGCAAAAGCTAATTAATGATTTAATGCGATATGGTTATCGTCACGTACCAGAAAAGATTGAGCAAGAAATTACTGAAAGAAAACCCATGACAATTAACCTTACAGGTTTAGCTCCTCCTGAAACAGTAATTGAGCCTGAAGATATAATCGAAAGCTCTTCTAATTTACCTAAACATTAATACGGAATAAATCTTATGAATATGATTATACGAATTTTATTATTACCTTTAACTTTATTTTTTGTAACAGTTGCAGGCCTTTTAGCTACTACACTTGCAGCTATTTCTTGTTTTATAAAAGCATTTAATAATGATCCTTTTAGTAAAGTAAAAGTACAGAATGAAGACCTGTCAAGCAATACGGCACCTTCCGTTGTTAAACATTAAAATTTTAAACGCCCTTGTCCTTAATGGATGAGGGTTTTTTAAAGAAAAGGACTATATTATGTATATTATATTTGAAGCTATAGGTGTTTTGATATTCATTTTATTTTTAATAGCAACACTAATAGATGTTTTTTCTCAACTCTTTCCGGGCCTTTCTGCAAAAGAAGCCGATATGCAAGACAGGGTAGACATAGTTAAAGAGGCAATTAAGGAATATAATATGTCAGAGGAGATAAAAAAGTGATTACAATTGATGACAGCTATGTTAAGCATCTAAATAATAAAGGTGTTAAATATGTTGAGGGATACGATAATCATTTTGTTGGTGTATTAAATGAACAGAATAATAAATTTTATGCTAAGTTTACAAATTCGTTTGGGAAGGATTCAAGCGTAAACGGTGAATGGCGTAAGCTTGGTTTTATTTATTTATTCTGGGGCAAAGCCTATGGTTACAATGAATACCCTGATGGGCTCTTTTATGCTGGAGTAGGCTTTAGATTTAGAAATACTATAAAAATGTTAATGCCGGGAGTAGGTAAGGGCTTTAATCGTACTTGGCTTAAGATTAACGCTAATATAAAGGAGTACAAGGATGGCTAGAGCTAAAATGCCTTTCATGAAGAAAAAGGCTAAATACTGTCAGAATACATTAGAGGACGCTCAAGAGCTCTTTGATGTTATTGCTGATGAACTAGAAAAATACGAATGGTCTTTAAAGGACATATCCTCTATGACTACTCGATTAAACAAACACGAAGGCGATGTCAAGTCCTTCTTAAAAACTCTCAAAAGGAAAACTAAAAACTAATGTATTACCTGTCTAAACGCTGTAAATCATGTCGAGCTTGTGCAAACTTACTAATGTCAGGAGCAGCAGCTACTGTGTTCTACGAAAGCTTGCGTGTGTTAATGTGAGCGTTCAAATTTAAAAGGAAAAAAAATATTATGTTGAAATACATAAAACTCTTCTTTACAGGAATAATTGATGTGGTTTTAACAATTGTTGCAACTACACTATTCGTATCTATAATGTTTGTAATAGCAAAACACCTACCCTCCGCTAACGCTGCGGTCGGTAAAATGACCCTGTTAAACACAAAGGATATAATTTATGAAATCACTTATGGTGCAAATGCTAGAAGCTAATCTTCAGACTTATTTAAAAGAACGAGCTAATGCTGAAGATACTTTTATTAATGCTAATTATATCGGAAACAAAATTGACATAATTAACGCTCGTGTAGAAATGATAAAAACTTATGAAAATATAAAAATCGCTGAATCTAAATTAAAAATAGCACTAGCCAGAGGTAGATATGAATCCAACTCCGCATCTTGACTTTGTTGAAGATTTGAGAGATGTTACTCGGTTAGAGGTTATCGATGAACGAGGCCGCACATTTGTAGCTGTTCACGGTTCAATTAAAAACATCACTGCTTCTCTTCAAGACAATAATAGAACTCTTAAATTATTCATTACTAAACATTTAGAAAAAGCTAAAGAATAAAAATGAGCACTTATCGTGTAACTTTTCATTTTCCCTGTAGACCTGAATTAAAGAACATTCGTATCCTTACTGAAGAAGAACTAATTTACATTTCAAATCTAATTGATAACAGTCCTGAATTTGCTGTTATCGCACTTGTCGAAACTATCTAATAAATTAATAGGAAATATATACTATGATAAACTTAAATACTAAAGTACTAAACATTCTGAACCGCTCTACTGGCCGTGCTCTCACTTATGGTGCTATTGCTAAAGCTTTGCATCTCGATTATCGTACTAACAGTCGTTATTTTAATATTCAATACGCTCTACAAACTTTAATTAAAGAAAATAAAGTTGTAGCTTATAAAACTAACTCTAATACACCGTATGCTCCCACTGTATATTCTTGCAAAAGTAAGAGTAACTAAATGCGTTATGCTATTAGTTATAAACTTATAAACAATACTTATACTTCACTACCGTATCCCCCAGATCAAACGAATCATATGATTAAGCCTCGTAGGTTTGTAGATATTGAAGAGCAACTAGTAGACGCTCCTTCAAAAGAAGAGTTGTTAGATCAGTTATTATTCACCTTTGAAACTGTGGGATTTACTGTAGATATCCGTTATGTAGGTCCTCCTCTGTAGCCAAAATTATGTTAAATAGAATGGAATTTTGATATGACAATGCCATACGAAAGACGCAATGCAGTAAATACTACTCGAATATTTCTTTTAGATTTATTAGCAATGCCAGATATACCAGAAAGTGTAAGAGACCAAGCCTATTATTGTTTAAAACATTACCCCGGTGAGTACTACATGGAAGAAGCACGAAAGGCAGCTCCTGAAGTATTTGGAAACTGGGAGGACATGAAGCATGATTAGTTACAGCACAAACTGGATGGGGCCTGTAGCTACTCGTTGGTACGAAGAACGAGACATACCTTTCGAGATGCGAATGACTTCTGGTGAGAGATTCCCACAGCGTGAGTACAAACACTTTCTTGAATCTTATTCATGCGGTCGTATCGACATCTATGGGCTTGATGAAGAGGAATATTGGGGCGGTAAATCAGAATATAGTGTCGCTCCTATGCGTACCGAAGACTGGAATGATTTTGGCGACTGGTTAGATAATATACAAGATGAAAGTCTAACTACATACAAAGAACTGATACGTCAATTCGAAGAACATCACGGTCAACCTATAAGGTGGTCAACTGGATTGCTGAAAGGAGAAGACAAGTGAAGGTGAGCAAATGACTGAATATACGCCTGACAGTTGGGTTGTTTTAAAGATAACTCAGGACGAAGAAGTAATATATAAAGTGCTAGGCGGTTGGTCTGGCGGTTATCTTGATGGTGACTATTGGAGATTGAACAGCGGTATCACGGGTGTAGAGAAGCAGGCATATCTGTATGGATTCTACGGTAGTTCTGGTTCTGTGTATTGGTGTCATCAAGGTAGTTATCGCTTGACAATGGCGAACGCTGGATTGTATAATCAACTTAAAGAAAACGAAGCCTTTGAAGGTCAGATTACACTGATGCCCGAAGATACTAATTGGCATGAGGTGGAGTGGTGAATAAATGTTAGTCTTGTCTATGAGAGCACTGCTCTTACTATGGTTGGCGGTTTCCATGAAAACTGATGATGATCTTTACGGAGTTCGGTACAGTATTCTTAATTTTGAAAAGTGTAGGAGAGTAGAAAAATGCAAGTAAATATAACAAAATATCCAACTCATCGTTGGTATCACAACTTTCTTAACAAAGTTTTCGGCTATAAAAATGAACAAGCTGTTTATGTTCAGATTGATAAATGGGACACTTGGTCTATGGATTACACTCTTGCTTACATTGTTGCGCCAATGCTGGTTCAGCTTCGTGATACTACTCATTCTTTTGGTAATGTAGACATAGAAGATCGTCCCGAACATTTGGTTGGAACTCTGCCTACTCCAAACTCACATGAGCCTGATGAGTTCGCTGAACAAGCCTGGGACTGGGCTCTTAGCGAAATGATCTTTGCATTTGAAAGCAAGTCCAAAGATTGGGAAGAGCAGTTTTACTCTGGTGAATCTGATAGAGTATTTAAAGACCTAGAGAACGGCTATATCGAATGGCTAGAAGGGCCCAACCATACCTTTGAAATCGATATGAAGGGTATGGAGAAATATCAGGATAGAATTAGTAACGGCTTCCGTCTTTTCGGGAAGTATTATGAAGGACTATGGAGTTAAAATAAGTTAAATAAGAATCGCCCCTCTGAATCATTAATGCCCTTATGGGTGTTAGTGTTTCAGAGGGGCTTTTTATTATTTTTTTTGTGTATATCTTCATAGATAATCCTCAAGCTTTTTGTGCGGCTCTACAGAAGCTGTTGTGCAGGCATAGAAGACCATAGAGGACTAATAGATGGTTACCATAGAGCGTATTCTGTAGGGATAGTATATAGTGCTTATGCTTTAATTTAAAATAAGAGAGACGGGCATAGAGCTTAGTAGATGAGACTATAGATAATGCACTATAGGGATAGATAATAATAGATGAGCGATAGATAATAATAGATGAGCGATAGATAAAGGCTATTAATCAGAGAGGTATGAACATTTAGCTACCATATATGATCATATATTAGGGAAATCATACTTGATAATAAATCAACATTGATGTATATTTATGGGCATTGATGGTCATTAATGATGAGGGGGTATTGATGGTAGACTCATGGTGATATGTGGGGATACGTGGGTATACGTGGTCATTTGTGCTAATAATCATGCAGATGTGTGCAGAAATTGAATAACTGCCTTTAAGGAAATATCAAGAATACCCCTAATCTACCATCAATCACACATGATCACCCATGCCCACTAATGCCCACCTATGCTCCTACCTGTACACAAAGAGAGTTGATATTCATATATGACTATTTGTGACCATATGTGCCATTACGGTCGCCTTTAATCCGGGCACATAGCTGTTACATTAGTGTTGCATTGATGATGCATTGATGATCATCTATGGACATGGGTGATGGGGGCATAGAGGGGTAGTATAGGGGTCATAGAGGTTTTATGGGGGGCTATTACCCCGCTTTGAATCTTTAAAATGCCTCTACCATCCTCCCTACAAAGATACACAAATCTCCCTTTAAGGTGTTTGAAAACCACC